TAGCTTGAGCATATGCTGAGTTAGCGTATATACCAGTGGTGTTCTGTGAACCATAAGCCGCATTAGCCTGTCTAAAAGCACCATTAGCATATAGTTGTGCTGAATTAGCGGTGTAATATGCAGAGTTGGCATAGGTACCAGTGGTATTCTGTGAACCATAAGCGGAGTTTGCTTGAGTGAATGCGCCTAAAATATATGAAATAACATCATAACCAGCGACAACAGCACTTGAGACTGCAATAATAGAACCACCAAAATTACCATTTGCGTCTACTGTTAATTGACCGGCGTTAATTCTATTGTTTGCAGTTAAGAATGAAGTATAGGTGTTTCCTGTTATACTTACATTTCCTGTAATTAATGCACCCGCACCAACACTCAATGAATTTTGTAATGTTGTTGCGAGTAATACATTGATTGTATTTGAAATGATGGTGCTGCCGGAAACAGTTAATTTTCCACTTAATGTAGAATTATTTGATACTGATAAACCTGTGCCTGTATTAGTAGCAAAAATGGTTCCGTTAGAAGTAATTGTGCCACTTGCAACCAAACTTTGTGTAGTGTTTGTGAAAAATACTTGTTTACCAACCGTTAAATTATTATCTATAGTTGCAGAAGAACTTGTGCCTGTAACTTGTAATTGGCCGGCAATGATGGCATTATTTCCAACGGTTAAGGAAGTACCTGCACCATTTAGAATAAGAGTTCCCGAATCTTTTGTCCAATCATACTTACCGATTGAATTGATTTCATTTGAATCGGCGTTTGTTGCAACAACCCAATCACCAAATGTATTGGCGAAACCTAAAATATTAACTGTATTTGCCATCTTAACCTTTTATTAGTAGTTGTTGCAGCAAGGATTTTATTTCAGACATATCCGTTTTGATGCAATCTATTTCTGACTTTACTTTATTTATTTCATCTTTTTGCATCTTAACCAACCTAAGCTTAGCATAATATTCATTTTTTTCTGTATTGTCAGTCGGCATTATGGCCCTACTTTCAATATCACGAACAAAATTTGTGCCGGTAATTCTTACTAGTTCCATTTTAAATTCCTGTTCCTGCTGGTAAAGCCAATGCACGAATATCTGTTAAGAATGGTACAATTGTATTATCACTTGTTGTTAAAACTATCTTAATTGCAAATTGAATAAATGAAGTATATATTTGTCCTGTTGAGACACTTGTATAACTAATACTATTGTTGGCTTGATTGCTTGCAAAAATACCAGGAGCAGCTTCATATTCATATAAATCGGTTCTAGATTTGGAATATGTATTTGGATTTTGCAGAGTCGTCATTAACTGCCAGTCATCTGATTCAAATGGTGATGTATCATCTGCATTCAAAATCTTATAGTAAACATAAACTGCTGTTCCTAATGGTTTATATGCAGTATAGTATACACGCAAATCACCTGAATCATTTCCTGGTGCAAGTACAACTTTCTTTGTGAAGTATTTTGCAATTGAATTACCACCTGAAGGTGAAGTTTCACCTGCAACGGTTATAACAGCATTTGCATTTCCACCGCGAGTCGCAGCATTTGAAATTGTGATTGTTGGTGTGGTTATGTAACCAGCTCCTGAGGTAATAGTATACACTGAAGTAATTGCACCATTTGCATTCGCGGTAAATCCTAATGTAGCAACATTAGAACCAATGTCAGGACTTGAAATTGATATTGTTGTTGCATTAACATTATAACCATAACCAGGATTACTAATTGATATAATATTATTGCTAATACCCATATTGTTAATGTTATAAGCAACAGTATACAATGTAAGACCATCATCGGAAATAATTGGAGACACATCAGGATCAGTTGTGCTCAATGATGCACTGAGTGTGAACGAATTGTTTGTAGACTTTAATAAGATTCTTTCTCCAAGTCCGTCAGACAAATAAATGTCTTCAGACATAGGACTTCCCAATTTTCCAGGATTTACTGAACTGAATCCTGTTGGAACATTTCCAGAACTTAGTGTTGTTGTATATGTATAATTAATATCTGTTCCTGTTGGTGCAAGGTCGGTTGTAGAGATATTTAACGCATCATAAGTTTTATTTAATGAATAATTTCCGAATAGATTTGAAGCACTATTTGCGTCCAACTTATTCAAAATGTCTTCATTTGCCATTTTTCTGTATGGTAAGTTTTTAGGAACAATAAAAGGTATCGAAACTCTTGTTGTTGAGAATAAACATTTTTCCATAACAAACATCATAGATTTGGTTTGGTCTACTGACCACGTTATACTATTTTGTGATTCAAATAAACCACCAACATAAGGCGCCGCACCAATTTTTGTTGGACTACTTGGATTTGGATCAGATACTCTAGCCTTTGCTGTAGAAGGTACCGCAATTTGATTTTGTTGACCGTAATAAACCAAATAATCTTTAGATGATGATTTTACAATGAAAGCATATAAAACACCGGACTGAATATAAACAGGCGCAGGGAAAACAAATTCAGTGTAAGTAGATGGATCCAAGTAATGTGGAGTAGTTGAAACATTAACTTTACTTGGTTCTAAAAACACAGTTGAGTAATCTAATGTATCTCCCGTTGGATAACCATTAAGTGTTGGAACAATAGTAAGCCTGATTGGAGAATTATCTGTAGCTTTCGAATAGAAGAATAATTTAACAGAATATAAGAAAATTCCATTTGGATAATTATCTTTAGATACAATGAAACTTTGTGCAAGTGGATCTAAATTGACCTCAGGCGGTGGTGTCACCACCGGCGGCGGCGGTGGCGCTGGCGGCGGCGTATTATCCCAACTTGTTGTTGTTGTACTTCTTGAAGAACTAATGAATTGGTTTGATATTTCACTTGTTTGCGTAAATACTGAAGTAGATGAATCAACTGATGGTGCAAAATCTAAATTTTGTGATGTTGTTGAAAGACCAGAAGCAACAAATGTAGCTTCAGCGAATGTTGTTGCAGTTGTTGGTTGCGATGCGATAGTTCTATTGTCTATACGGAACACTCTGTTACCTGTTTGGAATATTCCTGGTGGTATATTAAAAACAGCAACAAAATTACCAGCCTCATCTGTTGATTGTCTAGCTAATGAAGTTCCTGCTTGAACCGCAGAACTAATTTTACTCAAATTACCTGAAATAGAATAATAAGAAGTTATATCACCGCCCGCTTGTGAATTTGTACCTAATGATAAATTAACAGGTGTATCCAATGTGACTAATTTTGTTATATTACTATAAGCAGTAATTGTTGCATTGAATGTTTGAGTTTTATTGTAATATATGTTATTTAAAACATACACAAATTTTGATGTAACATTTATATTTGAACCCACATAATAATTTGGAGTATTGGAAGCTGATGCTGGATTTAATCTTAATTGTGTCGCATCAACGAACCATTCACCACCTCCCGGTAATAATACTTTTGTGCCCGCATTTACATATGTAATCGGCGGATTAATTGTTGAATAAACAATATTATTTACAGAATCTTTGATTGTCATACCAAAAGCTGAGGTTGTTGCACCTGAACTTGTTGCAGCAAAACCAATGTTTACTGTGGCTGGAGCAGCTGAGACTGTATATGTAAATGTCGTTGTGGATGCGGGTGTGCTTGATAGGGATGCACCAATGCTTGTTCCATTTGCATAAACAAAAGCTGATCCAGATGCACCAACTTCTATGGTGTATGTTCCAGCTGAAGTAAATGTTACAGGTGAAGTGAAATTGAATGTTGTTCCGTTAGTTGCATCACCCCAGACACCGTAATTGTTAAGTAAGGTTGAATAGTTTTGTACTATAGGTGTTACAAATAACTGAGTTGTTGTGCTACTATTTAATGTGTTCGACCAACCTCCACCGACACCACTGATTTGTCCTGATTGGTTTATATTTACTGTTGCTCCAGCGGGAACAGTTCCTGATGCAGGAGAAGAAACATAATTACCATTAACATCAAAGATAGCGCTTCTTAATTGTGTTGAACCTACTGAATTTGGTGCACCAATTATGTCAGCAACATACAGGCGAACTCTTGTTCCGCCTGGATAGTAATATACATTGATTACCCGAGCAATTGGATAAAAAACATTCGATATATAGAAACCAACAATATCATTTTTATTAAATGTTCCCGATACAGCTGTTAATTCTATTGTATTTGGATTAGACAAATATTTAGATACATCCACACCATCAAAAAATGTTGATACATTCGAATTAACCAACATATTTGTAGCACTAATAATAACTCTTTGGCTTCTAATATATGGCAGTATTGCAATGTTTGTCAAATAACCATTATTGATTGCGAAGGTTGAAGATGTTGGATTATAAGCACCCGAAACAGTATTTCGTAGCTGATTAGCATAAGTGTCGGTTATCACAGTTGTTGTTGCTGATCCTACAACTTCATTTCCAGTTGTAGTTGTCGATGTAGCACTTTTAAAAGTTGATGTTCCTGGTATTGTTTGATAATCACCGGAACTTAATAAATTAACGCCGTTACTCGATTGGTATACTTGGAAATTAGGATCAGTTATTAGGATTGCGGGAGCTTGATTGTTATCAACCCAATTGTCCATTGGAGGATTTAAATTTAAAATTCCCTGACTTACTGTAACATTAAAAGGATTAACTGAAACCGTGCTACTTGCAAGTGGTTGAAGTGCAACATTTTCCGTTGTGTATGGTAAAGTAAACAGATTAGTTTGAGCATTATTAATGCTACTAATTCTATAACCACCTGTATTTGCTACTGTACCTAAACCAGCAAGAACTACAGGATTTTGCAATTGAAAATTCTCAACAATTTGCAACGCAGTCATTTCATTTTTGCGTACATTAATGTTTGCTGAGTAATCTGGATTATAAGTGTCTGCTGTTCCAAATGATGAAAAATCATCAACTAAAATACCATTTTTGAATCTATTCAATCCATTAGCATCTGGAATTTGTTGAGAACTTGCTTTTGATTCTAAAATACTTAAAGATGTGTAATATTCTAAATTATTAACACGGGTTTCTAAATCTGTAATATCTTCTTTTGCCCAACGCTTGTGCAGAACTTTATTAATAGACAGGTTAGAAGTTACACCCGGAACACCTTCACCTGGAACAAAAGATGTGTAAGGATCATGTGTTAGTTTTGCTATTATCAGAGAACCGGCCGGTTCATTAGGTAAAATAGGATTAACAGAAGGTGTTCCCTGAATAATATTAAAACTCTTATCTTTTGTTAAGACTAATTTATCTTTTCTACCCAAGTAATATTGGTAAAATCCTGTGAAATTTGACAAATTATTGGGTATCAATATACCAATGTCATTACTGGAAGTTTGAGCACCTGAATATTCCCAAGTATAGGAAGTTTGGCCATTGACACGACATGGTCTAAAATCAATACAATCACCTAGTGCATATCTAACACCATCTTTAGCTGTGTATGTTGGAATTTGTGAATATACTTCTGGATAACTTGATACACCGCCGTATGTTGAACCTGAAGAATTGTATGATTGGATACTAAAGTAACCATCACCTGAAGAAGCTTGACTATGTGAATAGTAGTCCACAACAACTAAGATGTTACCTGTTGGTCTAGGCGCACCTGGAATTAGTGATACAGATGCATGGTCATAAAAATTATCTCTTTGGCCACTGTCTAATGCATAGTAAGGAGTAACATCAGTATAACTCGCCAAAGAACCAGTTGGATTTGTTCCTGCTACACCTGAATCGACAACTTTTACAATTCTCTTAACGTCATTTACATACAGAGACATTTTTCCAGTTGTAGTAATGTCTGAATTTGTAATTGTAATTTGACCTCTTGTTAGGTCTTGATAAGAATTTGTTCCTGAAACTAGTGCAAGTGTACCAACAGTTGTGGTGTTACCTGTAACCAAAGATTTTGATTTTAAGACAAATAGGTTCGAATCGGCACTACTTGCTTGAACTTGTGCAATAATTGTAACATTTTTATTAGCTGCAACACCTGCAGCAACGGTGAAGGTTGCTGTGGTTTTATCACCTGAAATGGAAATTGTATTACCTGATGTGGTAAAATCCATGACACTTCCTGTTGAGTTATCTATAACCATGAACAGTTGTTGAGCTGTTGAACTGTCTAGAGTTCCAGAACCTGTAAACCTTAATGGATTACTTGCATTTCCGGAGGTAGATTGTAGTGATAATGTTCTTGTTGTAAATGTTTTTGCTCGATATACTCTTTGTGTAAAATATGAAGTTGTAATTAATTGAGCAACATAAGGATATCCAACCTGATATATCATTTCAGGTGATACTTGTGAATAAAATATTGTAGCTGAATTTGCAAGTCCATTAACTTTACCACTGACTGCATTAATATTTACATTTGCGGTTAATGCAAATGAACCAGAACCAGCGGTCTTAACAATAGATTCAACATCATAATCTTTAAATATCAATGAAAAAGTTGATGAAGCTGTCGGCGGTAATGTGAATGGTGAATCAACACTCACAACTTTGGTATCACCATCGTAATTTGTGATGTTTCTCAAATCAATAATACCATCAGTATTCATACTTACTGTTACGTTGAAGTAAGCATTTGAAGTAGCTGAGAATTTACCACCAGTATTACTAATTGTAAAGGTTGTTGCAGTACCTGAAGAAACTGTTCCTACCAATGTATTTGCGGAAAAATCTGAAATATGTGCATTGTAAACATAACTTTTTGTAGTTGTACCTGTACCTGAAGCATATTTCAAGTTACGCATAAATGCGGTACCAACCAATGTTGATGTATAGGTCGTAGTATTTGTTGAAACAATGTTAGATGCAGGAACACAGTGTAAATCAACTAGTGGCATCGTAGAAATGTCAAATACACCATTTGAAGTATCGACAACAAAATAATTTCCATAATCAATAAACACTGGATTATTACTGATATTTGCAACAGCCTGTGCTCTATCGTTTGTTAATTTAATATCAGATTGGCTTTCTACTCTGTATCCATTTACATATGCACAACCTTTACTGATAGTTAAATCATATTGTGTGTTTGAAATAGTATTAGCTGATGGAGTTAATTTGAAATCCTTGACAATGTAATTTCCGTTTGCTTCATAGTCCCGCTTGGCGAAATAGTCATCGATGGTCGAATAAACCGTACCATCAACTTGTTTTAAAATCTTACCACTTTCGATACGAACCAATTCAATAAAGTTATCATCATTACCTAAAGTTAAAGGTAAAGTGATTAAGGTTAATGTGATAACATATCTGTCCGCACCTGGTGCTTGATAATTGGATGCACCAATAGCAGGATCCAATAACGAAGAATCGTTTACATAATCATAAATTGTTTCTGTAATTTGTAGACCAACACGGTAAGATGGTGTATTATCATATTTGTCTAAAATGATTGTTTGTGGATTAACGGTAACAAAATTACCTATGGAATATTGTAAACCAGTAGTATTTGAAATGGAATATCCATTAACAATATAAAATACACCACTTGCAATAGAAGCAACTGATGAAAGACCAGTGGAAGATAGAGTTGTTGTTACTCCATCAACTACTGTCGTGGTAGATGTGACTACGGAAGCGTAATATGTTGCACCCGCGGTCGTTGAAATAATGCTTCCGTCGGTAAATTGAGCACCTGAAAGATAGGTTACAATCAATGTTGGTGGATCACCAACTGTGGAACCACTGGTTGTTGTTTCAGCAGTAGCAAGAACTCTAGCTAGAATAGTACCTGTTGAATCTTGAATGATTTGGCCTGAAAAATTTTCAGCAGTTACTGTAATACCATTGAAAGTATTGTTCAGTTTAACATAATAACAAGATTGATTAACTGTGACTTGTCCACCAGAAATTGGTGTATTTGTTGAATATATTGCTGAAGCAAATTCAGAAATTTGATTCTGTAAAATTGTTTGTGATTGTGTTAATTCACGAGCTTGAACCGCATAACCCGGTTTAAAAAGTATACGGTGAAAGTTTTTTGATGGGTCAAAATCGTCAAAATATGGACCAACATTGAAATTTAAAGACATTTTTTTCCTTTAGTATCCTAGTACAAATTTAAATTGCTCGATGCCATCACTACTTCTTTGAACACCAACACGATTCTCAACATATGTTATATATCCTGAAAATGGAATAAGTGAGGGTGGTGTCACAGAAAAAACTACCCTAGATGCACCTGTAGTTGAACCAATAATTGATTGGCCAACTGTATATGTTCCATATGTATTTATGAGCTGTAATAAATTGCTTGATGTGTTGAAACTTAAAACCGTTCCATAGTATATAATATTTCCATTATTATCAAATTGTTGTACGATTTCGTCAGATGTATATACATTTCCTGCACCAGCTGAAACTAAAAATTGTGTTGCAGTGTTATATATTGCACCATTGGCAAGTTCGGGGCCAGAAACGCCATATATCTGTGGATTAACAAGAAGTCCAACTTGATGAAAATCCACACCGACTGTTGGTAAAATGCCGCCTTCATTACCATTAAATTCAACCGAATACATAACATGATTACAACCTAATTCTGAAATTGGATCATATGCATGGCCACCAACCGGAGAAATGGGAGCTATAGCTGTTGCACCATTACCTGAAGGTGAAATAAAACTTAAATTTGCTGAAGTATAAGCGTTGATTGAGACATTTGCAAATGTATAGTTATTTCCTGCAAAACCCGATTTGACCACAATATCTTTAATTACACCATTAGTTATTTGTGAGCTTGTTACATTTGCGACAGTTCCTCTGCCATCTCCAGTCACGGTCACCACAATAAATGTGTTAACCGCATCATATCCTGTTCCTCCGTTTGTTACATTGATTACCTCAATGTCTCCACATCCAGCAGAAGTCAAGTATGGTTGAGGTGTGTTTGCGCCAATAGGGATAGGCATCCAATCAGTATCCAAGAAGTTTTTCTTGAGACCTCCATCGATGGTATACATATATTTCCACTTATATAAGTCATTATCTTGATAGATATTATTTGGGCCATAAGAACCTGGTTGAAAATAAGGTTCAGAAGTTGACAGGCCTCCATTATTATTTGCAAGACACTTGAAAACTTGGTCGTAACGATTCTTTACATAAAAATTATAAAGTGGAAATCCATTGGTATCTTTTGCAGTCATAGCCACAGAATCTGAATATGCGAAAAAATTTGTGTTATTTGCCCAATCAATTCTTTGAATCACAGGTGAGATGTTACTAGAATTGATTAATTTGGCAGCAAACATATTCTTGAAGATTCTCTTTAAATATGTTTCATCTCCTGTTGGCTGTGTTGGAGTTTCCGTTGAATTTACTGTTGGCCAAGGGTCTGATTGGCCAATAAAAGCGTATAAAGAATTAATGGAATCACCATTGAGTTTTACTGCCGGATTGTAATAATCCGTTTCAACTCGGATTACTTTTGCTTGATTTGTTAGGATGTTTAGATTTGATGCCATGATTTATTTATTATGATTTTACAACAGAAACAAAAGTATTTGCTTGGTCTGAGCCAACACTGAAGTATTTTAAATAGATAGTGTGTCCAGATGAGACACTTGTTGAAGTTGTTCCTGTTGTTGAATTATTTGCCAAACAACCGTGCGTCAAACTTTGGGTGCTGCCTGCTGTGTTTGTTAACCACATTTCAACAACCTTACCTGCAACATAATTTGATAGTGTATTTGTTAATGTATTTGCAAAGGTAGCACGAATCACGGAATCTGTTGCAAAATTGATTGTAATAGCTGTCTGAGCACCTTGTAAAATTCTAGGTGTGAAGATGAATCCTTTTTGTGGAAATGTATTCCCCGTAATAGTTAAGTTATTGTTGCTACCCACAACCAATGCAGTATTTGCATAAAGACCAGTTGCTAATGTTCCAGCAGTATAATGGAAGGTTTGTGCAGATGGTATATCAACCCCAACAAACAAAGTGTTTGATGTATTTGCATTGATTGTATTGAATTTAGGTAATTCTGAAATTTTAATTGTTGACATTTTTTTATCCTATTAGTAACTCTGCGCCTGTTTCTGAAGTTATTATATCGCCGTTTTCTGTTCCCAGTTCTGCAAAATATTGTGTTCCAACTGGTCCGATGATTTGTACATTGTTATATAAAGAAGTAATAGTTCTACTAACAGAAATAAATCCGTTTGCACCGCTTGTCAACGGACCACTCAAATTAACAGAGGTATAAGGAGAAGTAAATGATGTTACTGTCTGAGCTACTCCATTAACTGTAATCGTATCACCGACACGGATAATGTCCAATATAGGGTATGCAGTATTACTATAAGAACCATTATTGACAATGTTATAACTATAGGTCAATGATGTTATATTTATTATCTGATTATTACCGTTGGAAGCAACACCTATAGCTACATTAGCAAAATATGTCCAAACATTGTCTTGTAATGTTACAGTATTGGATGCATTACTTACTTTAATGACTAGGCTGTGGACTGAATCATTAATTCCGGATCCATATGTAAAGACCAATTCTGTAGTATTTGCAGTAATAAAATCGGAAATGTTAGCACCATATATATCGTTAAATTTAACAATATTATTACTTGGATTTGTTGCATTACCTGCTGAGATTGTTACTGTCGCTGCATTTCCTGCATAATAATTTAATCTATAACCTGTATCCAACGCATCATAAGCTTCAAAATTCATGTTGTTATTTGAACGCATTGAAATACGGCCAACAACTCTTGTTCCTGATGGATGTAATAGGTTCAGTAAAACACTTCGATATTTTTCAATCTCTTTTGAGAGGGTTATCTGATAGGTGTAGTTATTATAGTCCACACTTTGCAATACATCGAAAGCACTTGGTTGACCAGAAGTATCCAAATATTGACCATTTCCAATAACCAAACCATTCAAGAAGGTTGCATTCGCTTTTGCAAAACCATCTCCATATGTGATTACACCATTTGCCGAATCGAATCTTTTATTTTCTTCAGAATTATTAAATGTTGTATTTGGTATGATTGTATAACCTCCAACCAAAGACATTGCAGCACCTTTGGTGTCAATTTTTAATGGTAAAGATTTTTGAGGTATTGAATTATAGTTATATACTCTCAGTTGGTATATACTGTTATTGGCGGGAATAAAATTTTGCAAAGAGTTAATTGATTCCACCGAAGCGATATATGTGGCAGTATTTACATTTGCACCTTGATATATTATATCACCTGTCGATGGAATACTTATTACTTCAACATTGGAAACAATCAGGTCTTGTACTTTTAATGATACATTAGGTGCGCTAACATAATCTTCACCGTTTTCTGTAATATTGAAAGATGTAATTGCACCAACACGGTTTAATGTTTGTGAGAAAGCTGCACCTGCACCTAAGATTCCTGGTACAGATAATTGTGATGTTCCAAGATAATATGAATTTGCATTTGCATTAATTTTGGAGTTCGCGGTAAGTATCATTGATGTTGCATTTACAATCGATTGTACCGTACCAATTACAATATTTGTATTTGTTACCAGTAAAGCACCATTACTAAATTGTGCAGTAAAGTTTGTTCCATTGCCCGTAACTACTGAGCTGGTTGTACTTACCGTTACATTTCCATTAGCTGTCCGTTTAACAATTGCAACAGGTAATACATTCATGTAACCCATACCACCCAAAGACATTATGTTTGTTGAATTGCTTACATAAATTGTAGATACAATTGAACCTGAACTATTCACAGTTACATTTGCAAATGCTCCATATCCCGAACCACCAATAATTGCAATCTGGTCATTGTTTGCATAACCTGAACCCGGTTTAATGATTTCAATTGGTGCAAGAATACCTAAGTTAGCTAGGTTCGTTTGAGAATAAACATCTGTCGTATATTCAGATATAACTTGTACAGTAGGTGGCGCGGATAATCCACCACCTTGATTTTGCACAACAATTGAAGCGATTGGAAATGTTGTAAAACCAGTAAATGAAAATGCATTAGCGAGAGTTGTATTTGCATTTGCGCTTAAGTTATTTGCAAATTGATATTTTTGTTGTGTCCATAATCCAGTATTTGCATTATAGGTATTTGCACCGGAACTACCTGCAATATTTCCAATGGCATGAAATCTCTTTAGTTGTATACTGTCTGTTGGAATAAAGGTTACATTTGCGATTCCTACAGGATCCAAAGCACCAACTGTTGCAATTGGTGCTTGAGGACTTGTACCTACTAAATCTGTAAATTGTATAAAAGTATTTGCACCACCTATTTGTAAGTTTGCTACGGATGTGGTATAACCATGACCACCATCCGTAATAATAATACGTTGAATGGATCCTGATGTAACTTCACCGACAAACGCTGTGGCGCCAATTGGCCCGGCAACATTAGGATTTAATCCACCATATAAAACAATTGGGTCATTTACACTATACGATAAACCTCTGTTATTTGGATCAATTTTAACTTGACTAATTTGGCCAACAATCAGTGCTGTCAGAGATTTTGAACCAGGTGTTCCTGCAGGTACTATTTGATTATTTAAAAAATATACTGTTTGATTATTTGAATCAACAACAGTAACTGTTTCTCCAGATTGAAACAGTCTATCAACATTTGAAATGAATACTTCTGTTTTAACTCCGTCAAATATTGCAGTTTCAACTGTTGCAATAGATTTCGAAATATTACCAAATAATCTAAGATTTTCAATTACTAGGAAGTTTCTATCATTTGTGGCCAATTTCAAACTTCTAGGAACATACCATTTACCCGCAGAAGCTTTTAACAAAGCGTCTTTGGTGTAGAAAAATTCCACATCAGAATTGTAAAGTATCCTAAACAAAAACTTATAAGAAGCTGGCGTGCCTTTACTTTGGTATAATTCTTTTGCTATCTTGATTGTTTTTCTTTTATCTGCCAGTATGTCCTGTGGGAAATAAGACATAAAATCATTTACATAATACTGTAAAAATTGTTCTGTGGTTGTATCCACATCCATGTAATTTGGAAGATTCTTAGAAAAATCTAATGTATTATTTTGTTCTTCCAACCATTCATAATATGCTTGTATGAATAGAACAAAATTGGCGTAGTTTGGATCCTCACTAATAAATTTAGGAAGTTGAAAAGGAACCAGTAACGATGTTTTATTGGTACTTTGTAACATTTAATTAACTTCTCTTGGCCGTAACAGAAACACTTACCGCTGCTGGATCATATGGATCAATTGTGATTATCCTATTTAACGAGGATGAAATTATTGTTGTTGTTGGTTGGCATGATATGGTTAATTGACCTAAAGGATTATCAACTGAGATTGGACTAAAATTAGTTAATACCACAATGCCATTTGTATAATCAATCGTGCCCACATTAGCAGAAATAACAACTTTACCTTTAATTGTATCGTTGATGTAACTTCTTATTGTTCCGTATTGTCCTTGTAACTGGACCAGCACAGCAGCACCTGTACCAGTTGTGTCTCCAACAGCAGGAACGATTGTAGCTAATGCAGATGTGTAACCTACGCCTGCATTTGTTACGGTGACTGAATATAACTTGTTATTGACAATCTTTGCAGTCGCCGTAGCGCCTGTTCCATCACCTGTAATTACTACAGTTGGTGTGTTTGTATAATTATAGCCTGTATTTAATACTGAAATAGATTCAACACCAACAGTGGAAGTTGGAACTTCTTCAAAATAAATACCAGACAATGTTGTTGCAATATTACTTGGATTTACAATAGTTACACTTGGATAACTAACTAGAGATGTGCCGTACAAACCACGTTTTAAAGGACTGTTAAAATAAAGATTGTAATTTGTTGACGTGCCTAATGTAGGATAAAACTTCTTTTGTACATTTAAAGTAAAATCGGAAGAAAGTATGGATTTATTATATGTGTTTATTGTGGTTAAAATATCATATGAACTAAATGTAGAATTGAAAGTGTTTAGATTATTTGCTGCATAATTGTAAATTGCATTTTGTATTCCTGTTTGCATTGTTCCAGAAGTCAAAGTGGTTTGAGCTGTATTATACAGGACATTAGCTGAAACTTGAATATAAGTATAATCGGGATCAATAATTGTGGGTTGAACCGTTACTACACTGATAGGATTAAGAACTTGTGAAAGAATTAATTCTTTTTGTGTTGTGGTTAAATCATAAGCGCCGGCGGGCTTTAATGATATGAATACTTGACCATAGGCCGGCGGAATATTTTCTTCTCCACCCCATACAGATACTGCATCGAAAGAAATGCCCAAATCATTTTGTTGAACGGCCGTGATGTAATCATTCTTACTTACAGCACGTCCTTGTGATGCATAGGCCTTTGGTGCTTGAAATTTGATAGAATCGATTGTTTCTTTTTCTGTGCCTTGAGTTGCGGCCATCATTGGATTGATAGTTATAGTGGCATAAGAACCAATATTATCCATCAACACGAAGTTGTTAGCTAATCCTCCGGCAGTTCCCAATGTTGTTAGGTAAGTAATGTTTATAATATTTCCATCAGATAATTTATTACCTAAAACACCATCACCAAAATAAATTTGATAGTTTCCGTTTACAGCTTCTTGTACAAAATATACTCTGTCTTTGGGTCCTAATTCAAGATAACTGACTTCGGTGTTGTAAATGTCGTAATAGGTATTTGTACTAGACTCTTGAACCAATACCTCCAAGGTGGATATATCAATATTAGAATCTGGAATTTCGTATATATAATTTGGATTGTTTGTTGAGTTTACCGTGAAACTGTATGAAGAAACGCTTCCTTGTTTCAGTTCAACACTTGGAAATTTTGCAAAGTTGTTAACCACACCCACTGTTGTAGCTGTTGTTGTTACATAATTGTAATTTGTTCCGTCAATTGGTTCTGAAATAAAATTTGTATATTTTGGAATTGAGAAGTTTGTAGTTGTCACTCCACTAAAAACAAGATTAATTTCAGCAATAGGTCCAATTGCCGACCTCGGCACATAGTTCATTAATTTTGCATGAGAAACAACCGAAGAACGCTGCAATGCTGAATCCAAAAACATTTCGTTTGCAACCATGTTTAGATAGAAAGCATTGTATTGTGTGTTGTATGCAAGAACATCTAATAGTGTAGAAAGAGCTGAACCTGTAAAGTTGTAGTCTTTAAACGTATCTTGTGATTGCAAATAGGTAATGAAATTTCTTTTAATCTCCGAGAAATCTAGATTAGCTACTTGTATGTTTGTGTTTGATGCCATTATCTGGACCTTTGAAGAATTAGGTTAACTGCTGTCGGTGTTGAGTTATTTCCAACATAAAAACTTAAATATACTGAAAATGCATTCCCATCTGCATTAAGTGTGACATCCAATTCATCGATAGCAACCCTTGGCTCATAATTTTTAATAGTATTTCTTATTTCCATATCCAAAATTGTTGCAGTAAGTTCTGTTGCTGGTTCAAATAACAACTTATTTAAATTGGAACCGACATCAGGTTGAAAAGGCCTCTCATAGAAATTTGTCAATAGGAGACTTCTAACCGAAGATATTACAGCATTCTCATCATAACGGAGAGCAACATCATTCGTACCCGGCACACGCTTGAATGTGAGGTCTAAATCTGCGTATATTTTTTTTAATGTTGATGCCATCTTCTATTTATTACTCTTATTAAGAGACATTTGCCGTTTGTGTTTGAGAAAGTAATCTAGTTTTCAACTTATCAGTTCCAATATAATTGTTTACCAATAGAGTTTCAGTTGCACCCAATTCACTCAAATGAGCAACGGCAGAATAATCTGATATAACAGCCGCAGATGCTGCGAAAAATGCATTGTCTTGTGCTGGATAAAATGTCATTAGTGTACTGATAGAATTGACAGTGTTCCATAGTGTTTGAGTTTGCACTAAAGTTAAATTGGATGTATTTGGTGTACCCACGGTAATACTAGCTGAAAGTTCAATTTGTTGACTGGTCAATGTATTACTAAGTGTACTTAATGTATTACCTAAGGTTATACTGGTAAAATTACCCATGATAGGTGAATTATTCTGCACTCCATCAGATTGATATGTGATGTAAGTCAATATTTTTCCATATCCTATTGCCATTCTATAATGAACTGTAGTCACATCAGTTCCAGGATCAACAACATTAGATTCTCTATTTGTGACATATAGATAATTTGCGGCGGAACTTACTGCTGTTGCTGCTGTGTTACCTAAAGCATGTAAAGCTTGTGTAACAGTAGAAGAAATGGTCGATTGTACATTAGTACCAATTGTGGCTGTGTTTATCGTACTCATAGTGGACGATATTGTCGCTGTTACTCCAGCAACGGGATTGACAAAATAACTTCCAACATTCGATGTTGATACGTCTTCGGTTTGCCATGCATTCAATAATTGAGGCATAAATGACAAATTATTTGCAACAGCACTACTATCGGCTGTAACTGTCGCGTTAGTTGTGGGGTCTGTTGAATTGAACCCCAATCTTCCATAAATGCTCATAATATATCCTTATTGAGCTGTGATTTCGGATGTCGTTGGTGGACTTGTAGGACCACCACCTGCTCCAGCAATGTGAGACTGTAGATTTCGTAAAATTCCATTGATAACATCTTTTGCAAAAAAAGAAGTTGATATTGCAGAAGACGATAATGGTGCAGTCATTGAAGTTAGAGAAGTTATTGAGCTTACGGAAGAAATCTGGCCAGGAAAAGGTACTCCTGTTCCAACAGCAATACCACCAGCTGTCGTTACAAAACCACCTTTTGCAGCATACATTCCATCAATACAATCCACTTTACCTGATGAAAAAATGTAGTTGCCTGAAACTGCCTGAGAGGATCGTATATCTCCTTCAACATTTACATATCCACCCGGATGTAGAAATATACCACTGAGTGGGCCATTACCAGCTTTAAGAACCATATTACCTTGTGATTCAAAATTAGTTAGGCCTTCAACTACTGTGCTATAATTGCCTTTTACATGTAATTCATAATTACCATCAATTTGTTCGGTAACATTACCCTGTGTATAAATGGTTGCATCACCGTTGACTGTAATGTTTATATTTCCATTAACCAATAAGTTTTTATCTTTGATTGTAATTTCGTATCCGTCACCATATATCTTATGAACCTCATCACCATTAGGATGCATTTCAATAAATGTCTTTGAACGGTGTTGTAATCTGACACGTTCTCTTGTTGGAGTGTCATCCAATTCGAATGCATGGCCACTAGGTGTCTGTGTTGCATTATTAAAAGGAGGAATCGGCAAATAAGTTCCCGCTGCACCGGTTATCTGATTAATATCTGTATTTGCGGCAGATTTGGGTTCCACCCATGCGTTAAAATAATCTGGTTTTTTAATTGTCATTATAAATTTTCCATTATGGTGAGCCTGTGGTAACTGTATTTGCAGAAAACCACGATGCAGCAGCCGCTTTACCGGATTCTATTCCTTCGTTAATTGATGCACTAAGATTATCTATGTTAGCATTTAGTGGATCAGTCACATATGTTGTTATAGTTGTTGGCTGTGGTGCTTCATCTTCATTTAGGAAAGCTGCTGTTAACTCAGCTTCCGTTCCGGCAAGACCATTGGAAAATTGAGCACCTATTGAAGCTATTCCCGATTTAAAATTTAATGTACATTCTTCTAATATCTTCTTTATTTGGTCGGGTAGTGAGTTTATCCATTCTGTGATTTCGTTTAATTGTTGCAATAAGAAATAAACCATAGAAACATCTGCTATAATTTGAGCTGCCATTCTTATATATTGATTAATTTTTCTAATTTTTTCTTGAAGAAAAGAAAAACTTGTTGAAAATGTACCCGTAATATCTAAATTTAATGTTGCTAAAATTGCATCAATTGCAGTTCTAAATAATTGCTGCAATTTTGCTATTGCTGTACGAATCGCAGCTGATGCAGCATTTTTACCATTCTTGATTGCACCTAACAATATACCCACATTTGGAACTAAAGAAGATAGGGATAATGATGTATTTAATCTAAATTTAAAATCACAAACGTGTGCAACTTGACTATTGGTGATATAAACACCTGTGTTAATCAATGCACCTCTAGCAATACCGGGAGTAGTTTGAACGCCGCTAGTTGAAAACGTACCACCCCAAGACCACCTTGCTGGCCTTCCATAATCGGATACATAAACTGGCGCGGCGGATGCATTTGGATCAGGATTCATCTCCAGTGTTGCTCCAGTTTCTGGTTCATAATTAACATAATTCAATGAGAGTTGAGCTTGAATTGCCATAATTTCTCCTATTAAGTTGAATAACCAGCTTTTTGTTCTGGTGTTATTCCGGGCAACACACCCATCATCACAGGATATTGGCCACTTTCTCCATCTAAAAAGAATCCAACAACCCAATCATTAAGTTCTGGTACACCAAATGTTTTTGAACTATTTATGGCATTCATCGGTGTTGCCCAAGGTAAATGGTCATCAGGAATTAAAGTGACATTATCTGTGTGCCATCCAAATATTCTAACTTTACATCTCCCTAAACCCAATGGATCAGCTCTATTTTTAATAACACCCACCCACCAAATAAATCCATTTAACCCCGCAAAATTACTAGTCATCTTAGACATTATATAACTCCTTTAACTGCATTACTCCAACCAGTGGAATCATTTCTTGCTTCAGAATATGGAATAGAAACACTTTCTTTACATATTTCCAAAATAGTTCTATATTTGAATTGATCCAATACATGTCTAACCGCAGTAACCAAATAGTTACCCGAATAGAAATCATCTAATCCTTTATTCTGTTTGATTGTATTTTTTGAAAGTAAATTGAATGTGATGACAGTTCCAACGGTCAATGATGGGTCACCCCAAACTGAAATTTTCATTCTTTGGTAGTTGGCTAAAGGTATTTGTGCAGTTCTATTCGGTATGTAGGTCTCTGCAAAAATATCACGGGTAACTGAACCTGGATTATTTTTGATAACGGCATAATCGTTTTGATTGCAATTTGCAAAAACCAATTTAAAGGACGCTTCTGGTGTTTGATACACCGTATCCTCAATACGATTTTTAAAATTATTTGTTATTGGCCAATTGTTTAATTTTTCAACTTTATTATTATAATCTGCGTAACTGAAATCTGTTACTTTATATCTTCTCAATAAAGGATCAACCGACAATAACCTATTTGCAAACATACCCTGATTTATACCAGCCAGTGTGTCAAAAGAATCCATTATCTCATAAGAAAGTGCATTTCTTAAATTATAATCCATATCGTTTATTTTTAAATTCTTAGGAGAGTACATATACTCTCTCATTGAACTTTGTTCATACAAACTCTGCAAGGATCTAAAATTATATCCAAATTTGTTTTCATAGAATAACATGTCAGCACCAACCATAGTAGTGGATCCAAAAGCTCCAGGCCTTGCGTATGTGGCCAACCAATTGATAGCATCAAAAGGTTTCATAAATGGAACTATGAAATCATAAACACCATATGTATTATCTATTTGGGCAATTTTTTTATCCGGCACCTGTAGATATGTTTTTAATATATCTTTTATGTTTGTTGCTATATCTGAATTTTTATATGATTTACTTATTTTGTATTGTTCAGATAGAAGCAATTCTTCAGAACAGAAGTAAATTGAATATGTTTCTGTATTTCCATCATTTAAAGGTTCTCTTTTGCTTACCGTAAATATACGAAAACTCTTTTTGATGATAAATGTGGTGTCATCATCTTTACCAAAATGTAAATGGATAAATTCATTACCGGATAGACTCATTGTATTTAAAAGTTCTATCGAATCTTTAACCATAACATAACCAGAAGCTGTGTTATTAAACAGGTCCTCATTGTAAGATAACTCTATAACATTAAAAAACAAATCAATATCTTTGGTAGCTGCATGAACAGTTACACTAATTAATTGAAAATCACCTGGATATCTTATACCTGTTGCCATGTTATATTTTCATCAAATTGTAAAACTGCTTTTCAAATTCCGGAACATATATTGCATTAACCAAAAAAATTGACCTGCGGGATTCGTTTAGATTCATCTCATAATCGTAAATTGTTTCTGTGTATTTACTAACTGTTTGTGTTACCTGAGCGCCAGTTGTAAAAGTTCTCACTATTGTATCTTCTTGAGTTGCCTGGTATTCTTCAAAATCAACTCGGTAATTTAATATGTTTGTTTTGTTTGTGCTGTTATCTATTGTTTTAACCGATTTAACATAATACTTTATCTGACCTTGAGTATAAGATAAAATTTGAGCCGTTGTTACTGAACTTTCCGGAATATTATAAAATGTTGCACAATCTGGTGTATACTTATTTTTAATATAAGTGGTGAATAGACTAGCATTCATTGGCCAATCCCATTGTGGATCAATGATTTGATTAGCAAACAAAACAATCCAATAACGATAAACATCATCATAGTATTTAGCTGCAATTATCTCAGGTGAGTCACTATCTTTTATATCATAGGAATAGAACAACAAAGGATTTTTCAACAAGCTAGGTAAGATTTCTGACCTAACCATAAGATTGGTCAATAGTATTTTATTTCCACTGTAATCAGTACTGGATACTTTAGGTAGAGTTTCAAAATATTTCATTATCTTAATCCTCTAGCGTCATATGACGTAAAACCTAAGGCCAATCTATTTCTATCTACAATTTCAACTTCTTGGAAAGTTAGTGTTAGATGTGTTTGAATTGGTGCACCATCAGTATGAGCAGCAAAACCATTAGGTGCATAGTCCACAGAAATATCTTCTAGTACACAATCTGTATATTTTGGTAAATTTAAATTTTCCTTAGGACCCTTCATAAATTTAATTTCGAAAAGTGCTGGTGGTGTCAGAAACATAGCATCTTTTGATTTTTGACCAACACCGATCGTAGGTGATGCATAGTATTTAAACAAAAAGACAATGTACTTCACTGCCTTCGCTTCATCTTCATTTGATGGTGTAAATAAAAAATCTAAAGAAAATTGTCTAAAATATGAACCTCTGTAAATCATTTGCAATTGTGGATTTGATGTGTAACCTTGTGCTTGTAATACAGCTTCGCCTATA